GTAGCCGGTACAAAAGCTGATAATGTTTTGGGTATTATCCACATTAGACATCCTTAAATAATTCAAGGTTTTCGTAATAAAGCCTGCGAAAACGTGGGTGTACATATTGCCCATTCTCCATTCTGTACTTCCACTGACTTCTGTAATGTTCCAAGCAATACTGCTCAAATGCCCGTGTATTCCCATTAAACGCATTTCGAGCATTACTCTCCTCCTTACGCTTCTGTATAAACTTATTACGGGCATATGTAGTGTGGTTGTACAGTATGGACTTATTAGTAACCACAGAGCGCCATTTAACTTCCTTTCTTATATCCAAGCGACTCACCACACGCCTCAACTCCTTGAGTATATCTTTTAACGCTTGTGACACACGCGCACTACAAACCTCAAACTTCTTACCAATCTCCTTGTACTTGAACCCCTCGAAATAATACAACTCTACCAGAATGCGATCTGCTTCAGACATCAGACCAAGCAAGGTTAATGCGTAGTCCTTCATCTCTATATCATCCACAAAAGTCATTACCTTCTCTTAATACGTTCCCATTCAATGCGTTGAAGTTCATCCTCACTCTCTTCCTCCTCTTCGCTCGGCATGTCCCCTATTACATCATAATCAACTTCATCATCATCTATCATATCAATCTGTCCTTCCTGTCATAATTCCCTTCCAAAGTGTACATATCCCCATCCTCACGCTTAACCTTGACCATACTTCCCAATCCAAACGTACCTGGCTTTGCACGGAACTTGCCATGTGTACCATCTGGAAACTCAATAAAGCGAAGGTATGGATTCTTGGGTAACAGATACACCTTCGCACTGCGTACCTCATCCATACTCTGCATGATCATACCAACCTTAACCGCACGCCTCTCCTCCTTCGCATCCTCATCCTTCTGATTGCTCTCCATATCCAAAAGCAAACTAACCATCTTCTTACTCAATCTCTTCCCACTAAATGCAAGCCTGACTGTGATAGGCTTTACTCCAACCAACCTGCTAAACTCAGTGTAATTCATACACGCTTCCTTCAATATCCCCTTCCCACGCTCCGTATCCATTTGTCACCTTATGTAGTCTTGCACTTGACAATGCAAGTATTTTCTGAAAAAAAGTAAAAATACCATGCCCAGACAATACAAAAGAAGAGCAAGGAAACCCGGTACAGTACGTGGATTCTGTGATGATATGACAAAAAACAATATAATAAAATCAGCAGCTAAGATTGCAGCTAAACAATCAAGTGGTGTGAAAGAAGCAGAGATCCTAATGAAACAAGATCCAGAACTTCGTCAGTCAATCAGTAACTTCCTACGCTATCGCTTAGACATGACAGAGCAGGAGTTCCTAAACAAAGTAAACTCAAAGCTATCCGATATGGTGGCAGACTCACTAAACACCCTACACAACAAACTAGACGAGATACCACCACAAAACCTAGCCTATGCAGTGGCTGTACTAATGGACAAGTTCCTAACAGTCTCAGGTAGACCATCAAATATAACCGCATCTGCAAATGTAACACTAGGTGCATCTGATATGTCTCCTGACCAGGTACGTTCAATACTAAAAGGGGCAACTAAGGAAGTAAAAAAGCAACCCAAGGAAGCATCCAAGGATAAAGTCACAGACATCACTCCAGATGACCCCGCTAAATAAAAAGATTATAGCTCTCAGGCAAAAACAATACTCATTTAGACAAATAGCCGAAGAACTAAACTGCTCAAAATCAACTGTATCCTATGCACTACGCAAAAAAACAAGGGACAAGGTGAAGAAAAAATCAGCATCACTTCCACCACATGAAAAGAAAATACTAAACAAAATATACTGCTTCAAAAATGCACACCTCTCAGATAAACCAAAAACTGCCTGGTATATCAATAAGTCACCTAGGCAGGTAAAACAATCAATCTCTGTAAAAGCACACAGATTCCAAAGAGCAATGACTTTCAATGCAAAAGATGTACTCAAAAAATTCGGTAAACACTTCCCTTGCGCACTAACAGGTAGACCAATCGATTTCTATAAACCAGAAACATACGAGTATGACCATATACAACCAATATCACGTGGCGGGGATAATACACTAAACAACCTCCAACTCCTATGCCCGGAAGCAAATCAGGCAAAAGGGAGACTAACAGATCAGGAGTTCATAGAACTATGCAAGGAAGTTGTTATACATGCAGGTCATCGCATCTATAAACCTATAGATAAATAACTTTACAGGTATTGTGGCGGGGTTGCTAGTTTATCCCTGGTTACTTACATCACCTGCTTGGTAACCACATAAAAGCCAAGCACCACCTCTTTACAAACTACAAACACATACCCTCGATCCGAGGCCATGCTGTACGGGGGGCTTGGATGTATCCAATAATGCGTTGCTTGGGACTTGCACCCCATAATAACCATGTGCAAGCAACGCCCCATGAAGGGGGCAATATTGCAAAAAAAGTTATGCGGGGGGTGATAATAATATAGAAAGAACGCAGGCGCGCAGGCGCACCCCCGCCCCCCCATGTGCGTGCGACGTGCGTTGTATTTATAGCGTTTTTTGAGCGAGTTATTTCTTTTAGAAAGTGCGAGGGGTTCATGTTTGCAAGCATTGCGAGCTATTGCGTTGCAAGTTCGCAAGATTAGCAAGCAATCGACTTGGATCGCAAGAATGTAATTACCTTGCCGGATTATTTATGTAGTTAGTGTAAATACATATAACGCATAATTATAAAATCATGGTCAGAGTATAAATGCCTTTTATTGCAAGTCACTTGCATTTAGGCATCCTTGGTTTTCATACTTCCCTCGCACCAAGATTTGATACCATCTTGCTACAACTTTGCACGTTGTCCAGGTGTCAAGTTTGCATGAAAGTTTTTTGCTTTATTGCTTTCCACCCTATGTCGCGGAGCGACACTTGGTGGCATGCATGCGTGCAATCATAGGGGTTTAGTACTAAACTACAAGCAACGTCATAATATTCAAAAATAGTTTGACTTAATACACTTTTTGCTTTTTGTTGTACTCCATATCAAGCATGTCGCTTGTTATTTAACTCAAAAAATGCTATGAAAATTACTACAAACAATCACTACCGCATGATCTTATCTTTTTTTGATCTCACTGAAAAAGAGCAAAAAGATATTAAAGATAATTACGACACAATCGAAGAAAGTTCATTCTTTCGCTATCGTGGGCATGTCTATGATCTTTGCGAGTTTATGCGTAACAATGATAACTCTCCCTTTTGCAATGATTGGGATGGATATCATACTGACTCATTTTTCAGCGCTGTGCTGGTAAAATACTCATCTTGTAATGATGGCGTAAAAGTTGGATTGGCAATTTCTTAACTCAAAAAAATACTATGAAAATTACTACAAAATTACTTGATGATAAGGTGCATACCTTAAATGTATTACTAGGACGTCCCTTAACTCCTTACAAAGAAGATAGACAAGGTAATCTCCTTAAAGGTACTCATGGACAAGTCATACCATGCGCAAATCATTTTATGATAGATAACTCATATGGTGGCGTACGTCTTGATGAAATGGCGAAAGGAGGTGGCGTTAATGTTATCCTTGATCGTTCCACTAAGCGCGAGCTATGCGATCAAATCAATGCATTGATCAAGGGGTATCAAATTGCTTCTAAATAACTAATCTAAAATTACTATGACAACTACAGAAATCAATATTTCAAAATACATTAAACAAACTCAATCAAATGGAAAGTTTGAGAATGAAAAACCATTAACGCCATATTTATGGGAAAAATCGCTTGATGGTGATCATGGTGATATTTTAACAGATGGTGAACATGATCATCATTATGCTGAACGCATTGAATTGTATTGCCATGAATGGGAAGCATTCAACCAAGGAAATCAAGATTTTCCAATGACATGGATATTAGTTGAGAATGATCAAGGATTCGTAATGACAATGAAAGAAGATCAATATCAATCTTACATATCTTAACAACCTACAAACAACTAAATTTCAATACCATGTCACACTACGAAATATCAATTATCATCTTAGCTCCATACGCCATTGTTGGCGCTTGGATCGCAATTCAAACAATACTTACAAAGAGAGGAAACTAAGCATGAAACCATCAAAGACAGACATACTTATCTGCAATAAAAGAGAGTTGAATTCTAAGGTATCCTATTGGGAAAACCAAAAGCGAAAAGCAGAGAAGCAACTACAAAAGTTACAAGCAGAAATTAAGGAACTAGAGAAAGAAATAGCAAAGGAAAACTAGCATGAAAAACTTAGTACAACTTACAATTGATTACTATGATGGAAACACAGAAACCATGGTAGTTACAAAGGAGAGCAATGCATACATGACCATGTTAGAGTATGCCAAGCAAAACGATTACGCTATTGATGAGAAACCATACTATGATGAGAAACTCATGCTATGGGCATTGCGTGGCATACTTTCAACTAATCAATGGGAAGAAATTGATTGGCTTGTTAATTTGCATGATGAATGCAAGCAATATCCACATGTAGATGAAGATGCCTTAAAAGATATCATGTTTGAAACTATTGAGACAGCAGATCAATTCATTCGCAATCAAGTTTGGCAAGCAATCATGGAGAATATAAACGCATGAAACACGCATCACAACTCTTTCCAATCGCCTTGGATCGCTTGCTTGAGATAGGCGAGAAAGGAAAGAAACAACGAGAGCAAAGGGAGCGTACTGAGCGTGTTGCAAGGCCTCGTGAAACGAGGGCATGTAAGCATGTAGCATGTAGGGAGAAACAAGCAAAGCAATTACAATTACAACTTAAATAATTATGAGCAAACAAGACAACAATGAAGAGAAACTGCGTGGTAATTTCTTAGCAGTTTACCTAGAGTTCCCACAAGGTAAAAACAATCGATTTGGTGCAGGTGGTTGGAGTAGTAAAGCAAGAGAGAAACCAAGACCGCAACTTATTTATCATTACCCAAAGTCAGTGAGCATAAAAGGTAAATCTGTTTTTCTTGATGGCATGAGAAAGTTAAAAGTAAATTTAGTGCGATTGAGTACAGGTAAGACAATGAGATGGGATTATCCTGACTTTGATTCTGTACCTTCCGATGCCATAGTTGTACGTGGCTTAAAGAAAGAGAGACACGCAAACCTATGAGCAAACCAGACAACAACTCACTACTCCCAAAGCTCGCCATGGGCTTGTCGCTCTTCATAGCGCTCAAGTTTGGCACGAAAGTGCTTGCATGGTGGGCTAAGAGAAACAAGAAACAAAGACAACACAAGATACTATGAAACAATACTACATGGAAACAGTAACAACAAGTTACAGAGACAATATGGAATGCACAATTTACGGACACTATGCAAATGAGAATGAATTTCCTCAAGATCACGGAAGAGAAATAGCGCAATCAATATTGGATAATGATAAATTTACCAAAGAAGTAGAAACCCGTATGTACAAGCAAGTTGAGGGTGATGACAACCTTGACGAACTGCTGGATACTTGGGGTAATACTTTTTGCAGGGAAGGAGTACCAGCATGATTCACATAAATAAATTAAAGTTGAATGACTTTGCAGAAGTTGCAACGCACTCAAGATGCCGGGCATTTGCATTTGAGAGCAGTTTTTGCTGGTTTGAATACCATGAAAAGTTTTCAAGCAATGAGAAACATCCAGAGTTAGAGCTTGAAGGTGACAACATCCAGGGAACTTTTCATTTTGTTGATGATAAAAGTATTTCGGATCTTTGGTTAGTTCTTACTGATTTCCAAGAAAGAGGTATCGAGTTTTACACCTTTTGGAGAGAATCCAAAAATAAGATTGGAGAAAAAGATGAAACATTCACCACAACTGAATGGATTGTTTGGACTCCTAACGAGAAATTTGAGTAATGATGTCAACAAAAAGAGAAAAACAATTTCTGACAAAAACTTCGGAGGGTGCATGAACACTACAAACTTGGACAAAATCAAAGAATTAACAGAAGCACTGAAAGAATCCATCAAATGGCTGGAATGTACAGAAGATGGTACAGATGAACAGATTAGGAGAATCTTTGGTGAGGAAACTGTAGACATGTTAAATCGCCATAGAAATATCGTGAAAAAAACTTCGGAGGCTAGTGTTTTCCCATGGGAGGAGAAACAAGAGATGCAGCGTGAGGTGATCTTTGAAACAGATCCAAGGTTAGATCCAAACTTTGAGTCTAGTGAAGGAGAAACTTAATCTTTTCCCTATACCCCTCTAAAAATCGTTTTGATACCCTGACATGGGTATACACCTTCTTTTTCAATCAAAACGCCTAATAGGTATCTCCAGGCTCAAGCAATGGCATACTAAGAGTGACAATGTAAGTCACTTGTAGTCTAAAAAGGTTTCTTATCATGCAACCTTGGTTCTACACGGGTCGAGAAACGACCTGTTGGTTTGGTAAAGGTTAGCTTGGTGGCACGCAACTCGCCATTTCTGTTCTTAGCAACATTGCAAATGATGTCATCACTGATGGGATCTACTTCTGTTTCTCTGTGCAAGAGAAGCACGCAATCTGCATCTTGCTCTATGCTTCCTGACTCACGCAGATCGGATAGCATGGGGTTTCTATTCTGTGACTCTAACGCACGGTTAAGCTGAGAAAGGGCAAGCACAGATGTATCGTACTCCATTGCTATTTTTTTTAGCGTCCGAGAAACATGCGAGATTTCCTGTACTCTGCTCTCAACGCCTGGCACGCTCAAGAGCTGCAAGTAATCGACCACGATTAAACCAAGCTCGCCTTCCAATCTCTGCTTAGCAATGAATGCCTCAATTGATTGCATGGTTGCTTGGTTATCATCTTTGAAAGTTATAGGCCATGATTGCATGGCTTGCACTTGCTTCTCAAGTTTCTGCTTGTGTCCGGCATTGAGTAATCCAATACCTGTTGGCTTGCGTACGCCACTGACATTGGAAAGTAAACGCGCACTGCATTCCTGTGCGGTCATCTCCAGGCTTGCATAGCTTGCCTTTAGACCACGCTTTGCAGTCTCGTAGGTCATTTGTATGGCTAATGCAGACTTTCCTACTCCTGGACGTGCTGCAAGGACATACAGGCTACCCTTCTTGAATCCACCTCCAAGAATATTATCCAACTTGTTCAATCCTGTTGGGATTGCTTGTGTACCACCTGCATCAATTTCAAGAAACTCAGCATATGCTTGCTTGCTTGCTGCACCACAACTTACCACGCCCTTCCTTTGAGAAAGTGACTTGGCAATGGTATTCACAAATGTCTGGCTAATCTCTTCTGCTGGTTTACTTGCTTTGAGATCATCAGTTGCTTGCCATAATGCACGCTCCACGCTTCTCGTGTTACGATACTCAATCAGATACTCGATGTACCTGGAGATAGATCCACCACCATACTTTTCGCTGAGAAAGGTAACCTCATCTGCAAGCTCTGGCTTGGCAATGATAACATCAACCTCATTAGCAGGTGATAACTGTAAGCACGTCTCAAAGATCGAGGATCGATCCATGCTGCTAAAGTCATCCTTGGTAAGAGACTCACCTGCTTGTGCAGTTGCCACACCACTCTCGTCACGAAGCATGGCAGATAGCACTGCTCGCTCTGCTAGTTCAAAATCAATCAAAGCGAAGACCTCTCGTGGTTTGGCTTGATGTTATTTTGCGAAGGTGTGGAAACTTTTCCTTCAACCATGTCTTGCATGCAGTGCGAAAACAGGCATCCCAATCAGCATACTTCTTGCCACCTGCATTTGCCCAATCCTTGAATGCTTCCAGCGCACCATCGTAATCGATGCCTGCTTTATCTGCTATGAGTTTGTCAGGTGAAAAATCAGCAGGTAATAATCTCTTTCCACGGGTCTTGCTTTTGACCTCAGAAATGTCAGGTGTGCTACATATACTATTATTATACATATTCGATAGAATATGTCGGGCGTGCGCGAGGCGGGGTAAAATACTGACCCAAATCAGGTCGGTTATAACTTGACCTTTAGTTGTACCAGACTGCTCGCAGTAGGCATCTAACAGTTGGTGTGTTTCGTTGTTTATTTTAATCCGTAAATCTTGCTTTTCTGTTGTCATTTTTTATGCTCCTATGATTGCCAATGTCCATGCAAAAATCATCCATAACCAGGTGATTATTGCGGTGATAAACACGGCGGTAAATATTATCTTTTTCATTATTTTGTTAATTACTTCCATTGTATTTTAGTGTAGGTGCTTGTAGTATGTTTTTCCTTGAGACTACCTTTTTAGCGTATTTTTTTATTGTTTCCACAGGCATTAGGTATGCCTTCTTGGGTTGTGTGTCACCCTTTCCTGTGAACATTCGCAGTGGTGGATTCTTCTCAATGATCATATCCTTGAGTCGCTTTGGAGTGATGAATATAAACTCATCCTTCGTGTCAAAGATCCACCAATCTGCGGTTGTTCCCATTAGCCCGGATGGTTTACCATACATCTCGATTTCCACCACTAGATTGCCAGAGTAATGAGCTTTCCAATCTTGTTTGACTTCATATGCTTCCTTGGTATTCGCTAGGAAGAAATCAAAGCCTGTGAACTTACCTGGTATAGGTATGGGCTTATGCCCAAGGGATTGGAAGAACTCAATTAACTCTGACTCTCTTTGCTTGCCGATGTTAAGACTCGTGTCGAATGCCTGTGTCATCCCATGACTTCTCGTTTAATAATTTAATTAGGTCTTCAAGCTTGCATGTAAACATGCTCTCCGAATTGTTCTTTCTGTGAATGACGCATGGTGGTTTGTCACCTGCATCTCGTATGCTCTGGCTCATAGCAGAATACAAGTTCAGTGCCTGCACATGCTTGGCCTCGATATGAAATGGAAAGTCACTCACCACATCCGGGCTATCTGATCCACCTGAGAACTGTTGCCCTCTGCGTGAATCTGGATACCCATTCTCGGATAAGTAATGTGCTAACTCTCTCTCATACCTTGCCCCTTTGGATCGACTATTGATCTTGCCCATCGCAACAGTCTTTCTTCAGTTTGTAGGCATCTATCATGTCCCTCACCTGGTTAATCTTTTCCGTGAGTTCACGATCACATTCAAGGTACACATCAATCTTCTGTTCTGCGTGTGTTATATTGCTGTGATCACGTGCAAAGTAGGAACTCAATTCAACTACCTTGTACCCTTCTTTGCGTGCAAAATACATTGCACACATACGAGCTAGTGCAACATCCTGTGTTCGTTTCCTACTTAGGATCTCGTCCTTTGTAACACGCATTACTTCTGCGCATATATTTACCAGGCTGGTAATGCTTACTGCACCATCTGCTTCAGTGTAAACATTTACATTAGGTTTATTCTCATAGCACACAGTTTCAATCCCCTTCAAGGTAGCAACTAATTGCTTTAATGCCCCATGCAATACCACAACCGCGCCGTCAAAGTTCTGATCTTCGATATGCTTTTCAGCAAAATTCAAGACCTTATTTAATTCACCCAACTCTAGTCGATTAGCCATTCTTCAGTGTCCCTTCCTTCGGTTTTTAACCATTTGTTAATTTCACGCTTATCCCATGCAAATCCACGTCCACCACGCCCACTCGTTC